GATAACCACGTTAGATTCCATGCCTAATATATACTTATAATCTTTATACCGCCCATGTCCCTATTGTATATTTAACACCATCATTTTTAACAGGTGCACCTCTATGGAGATGTTGCCAATCTGATGGAAATACCACTATATTACCTTGAATGGGACGAACTTTTTTACCATTTATAAACTCTGTACATCCACCTTGATTTTCATTTAAACTATTTAAATATAAAACAAACGATAAAGTACGTCTAAGTGGCATGCGTTTACTCTGATCTACATGCCATTCATAGAAATCACCTTCTTTGTATTCCTGAACGAAATATCCTTCATCTTCCATAGACGAAAAGGTATCTTTCATTTGTTTAAATAGGTGCTTTCTATCCACCAATTTGGTATTATGGAAAGTTTCTGCAATATACATCGCGTATTTATTTATACTCTTGCTAATCACATCTTTTATAATACAATCAACGTCACCCCAATCCGAATATATAGTGATAGGTAAAACTTTAGATCTTCTTATTTCTCTGTTAACTACTCCATCACCAACCGCGGAATCCTCTTTTCTACTATCTTTATCGTAACGTTTAATAATAATTTCACATATCTCTTTTGGTAGAACGTCCTCTATTTCGTACACGTAGTCCATGACAATTTATATACTTAAAACTTTAATACTATCATATATTAAATGAACTGTCTGTCTTATTCCGGAAATGATTGTTATAAATACAGACTGGCTAAGACACGTCAGAATGTCCTAAAGGATATTTATAAACGCTGTGATGACATTACATTGAATATTCCATACCCCAAACCTAAGAAGCGGGAAAATGCCAGACTTAAAATGCGTTTTAAGGAAGCAATACGTGATGCACAAGAAATATGTACAGACGAAGGTGCCAAGTCAAAACAGTGTCATCTCGCATGGTATGAAGTTGATGAGTTGGAAGATTCTATGAATAGATATTATCCAGATCAAGAAAATTAATAATTTCTCCATCTATATAAATGGACTACGAGTCCCTGAAGAAACACGCCAAGAAGTTGGGAATTAGGGTGACTAAAGATGTACAAGGAAAACGTGTTAAACTAACCAAGAAGGAGTTAGAGTCTAAGCTTAAGAAAAGTAAAAAGACTAAGAGGGGTGGCGTGGAAAAACAAGCAAAGAGTGCTTTGAAGTTTATCAGAATTTGTAAGACTGTTTTGAGGGAAGCTCAGCCAAATCAGGAAATTGTTTCAGTTCCAACAAGGCGTGTAGCTATGGGACGACCCCCACCTCCACCTCCACCTCCACCTCCTCCACCCAGACCTATGGTTAACAATCAACGTGCCAGGCTCCTGGCTGAACTGAGAGCCAATCCAAAATTTCGTAATCTTAGAGTAAACTAAAAATAACAACCTAAGTCCCACCCTCACAAACTCGTTTTTCAAGTTGAAAATGATGATCTCACATGAAAAACGACAATTTCTCAAGGTAATCAGCGGAGGTCTTCACATCCTCATGAGCTGTTCCTATAAAGCTGATGATATCGGTATCGACCCCGAGGATGGTATAGAAGAGACGATATCCGAAAAAATGATTGTACTTGCCAATACTATCGCCAATGGTGAACGATATTGGTTTGACGATGGACGATTTAACAATTATGTTGATGTGGCATCGGACGAAGATCTCATTGAACTTCTGGAATATTTTGACGATATAGACATGGACATGGAACATGTGTACTACGAAGCGAGCATTGCTATTGAATCTCTGAGTGATACAAATTATAAGTTTGCGTCACTCATTGAAAATGAAAAGTTGATTACATTCAAGGATCTAATTAATCACGACCAATCTCCATGCCAGTGAATGGTGTGCACTTGACCATGTTAGAGCTACCGCGGTGAGATCGAAGAACAACCTCTTTATCGTCCTCTGTGTTAGCCTTGACGTCATAGTCACCAACGATACGAACTGATTTGAAGTTTCCTTCAACGCTGAGAGGAATGGTGTCTGTGTGTGTATGTATTCCCTTGAAATCACACTCTGAGTAGTAATGAACACCTGGGAGTGAATGTGGATCTATACTGCCTCCCCAATCTTTTTCTTCCTCTTCTGGTTTCTTCACGTACTTCCTGATTAGATAGATTGTACAAAATATCAACAGTGGTATAATCAACGTGGATATGAGATTTTCATTCATAGTTATTATTAGTTTACAAATTTAATTTAAGCTTTAGTAAATCTTACACTGTTAACTGGAGTGTCGAGGCACGCCACCTCTTTTGGTCCAGTGTATGATATTTTTACACCTTTCTCACCACTTTCGCTATAGGTATCTATTTTATATCCTCTTGTGAGGATAAAAGATTTAAAGTTGAAGCTACCCGTCATGAGTCCGAAATCTTCTTCAGTTTTGGGGAGGTCTCCGACCATTTGACCTGGTTCACCACCGTACTTACATTCTTTAAACAAATGAAGACCGGGTGTGTTTAAGAATTGTTCCTTACGTTTTTTAGCATTCATCATTCTGACTCCCAGAAAAACACCAATTGATATTACACATAATATAAAAAGTATTATAGCTATCGTTGATCCTTTCATAGTTATTATTAGTTTACAAATTTAATTCCAAATCTCTTTGACATAAACTTCCTGACACTTCCAAAATCTGGATAACTCCAAAGATACCACCTTGACCAAAATCCTGCACTATCAATACCAGTGATTTTCCATTCCTCCCTATCACTGGTATTGACACCGAGCATTAAAGTTTGTATTCTTTTTGGATCTCTTTCAGCGATAATACGTTTGGGGATTCTTCCACCATGTCTGAGTACATAGGAACGCATACGGGAAGGTGTTTTATGTTTTGTATAATCCGAGTATCCACGCGCTCCAAAATCTACCGTTCTACCATCCTCGAGTATAGCCCTGAACTTCTTTTTACGATCTGGACTTCTGACAACTTTGACTTGCATGTCTCCTATAACTTAAAAATATAAAAATATGAGTATACATGAATAAGTTTGCAACTCCGTTTATACTATACAACCTGTCATTACAAAAAAATAAACTTACTTTTATTCACAAATTAATACCCGAATATTCAGATGAGGATATTAACTTATCAAAAACTCTTGTAAAAACAAAATTAAATTATAGAAAACTTTCCGGAGTGGAGAAAGTGTATTATAATTTAATAATGAATGGTAAAATTAAAAATTGTAAAGAACTATTTACTTACGGCACGCACCGCAGTATCCCTCCTTCTTAGGAGCCTCGGGCCAGAAGAAGAGACGCTCGGGACCACGCTTCACGCGGTACATGTGATCATAGAAGTGGAGGAGACCAATAGCGAGCACGGCAGCGCCAACACCAGCCTTGTTAACCTTACGGTTCATCCAGTAATGAGCAAGGACGAGACCGACGAGAACGAACTGGACAAGGGTGATGGTGGGAAGGTTGGGCATCACAAAGCGACGCTCAACAGTATCGACATCATCAGTGGGTTCGGGAGTGTACTTTTCCATACGCTTTCCGCCGTATCCGGGCATTTTTATTTTATACTAAGAAAATAATGCTGACGGCGATACTTGTACCATTTTTCCTGGTACTTCATGACTACCTAAAATCACCCATAGATAGATTGTACTTTAGGAAACCTTTGAGACCTCTGGTAGGTATGAGAAACACGATGATAGATATCATAAACTGGGGTTCTAAATGTTCAGTCAATGATTATCCTGGACTTTGGTTGGTTAAAGCTCACTTCGATAAGATTAGGGGGGAGTTTAAAGAAGTTTCAAAGACTGCCGAAACACATTTATTTCACGAACTCGATCCTTGGTTTGAAGTGAATCCAAACTATTATTATTATAAAGTGGAAGACTTCCCTATGTTAAACAGTCTCATAAAACAAATACCATGTGTGTGTCATGATACAGCTGTATTTGCTGTGATGGATGCACCTACGTCTATAGCACCCCACCGTGCTGAAACAAACCTTTGGCTTCGTTACCATCTCACTGTAGAGGGTGGTGGAGATTGCACACTCTACACGGGGAGGGGAGCACATGAACACACAGAGGGTGAGGATTTTCTTTTTGATCACGCAAAAATACACAGTGTCGCTAAGAAGGGTACACAAAAGAGGGTTGTTCTTATACTGGACATCAAACGTTTCTAAAGATGTTTACGGCATGCTGCCCTATACATATCAGTCCCACCTATGAGTTCAAGTTCTTTATTATCAACAATCCTCTTTGTAAAAGGACCCGGAGTTCCATCTTTACAATACATACAGAGAGCCGAAAGTTTAGTTACCTCGCAAGCCAGTGGAATACAGTCAATAAGTTCACCAAACTTTCTTTGAAAAGAATCAGCATCAAGACCTGCGAGTATTACTTCTTTACCTTCGTAAAGGCAATACTCTACAAACTTCTTGAGACGTGGGAAAAATTGAGCTTCATCGATAGCTATAATATCTACATCATCAAAATCGTCGGTGTAAATTAGGTCAAATAGGTCATACACTTTATGACAATTAAACTTCACATTGTCATGGGTCTTCAAAACTTCATCAGGGGACCGTGTGTCCTTAGCGGAATTGACGACAAGAACTTTTTTACCAATGACTTTCAAACGCTTAAGTCGTCTGATAAGTTCTGAAGTTTTACCAGAAAACATATTTCCCATAATAATTGACAAACCCATCTCGCTGATTAATATAATATTGTATTTTTTATATGGGTGATCTCCACAGAGCTGTATATAATGGTCACACAGGCTATTACAATCCCAAGACAGGGCGCGTCAGATTTGGGAAATGTGTATATTCCGATATTGCTACAGCTATAAAATATCTCAAGAATAATTAAGATGCCCCTCACTGATGCTCAAATTACTCGAAAAGTTGGGCAACTGCGTAGAACAGAAGGTCAAATCTATGCACCCCTCAA